ATTAAAGTCCATGCGTACGATGCGTTTAAGCCGATTATATGGTTTTGGGATGCAATCTTAAAAGATCCTGACAAGCTCGCGACCATGGCCAATTTGTATCGTCGAAAGAAAACATACAAGTACACGAAGCCCGGCGCCGACAAAGATGGCAACCCGCATGCGGAACAGAAAATAAGAGCGTTAGGTTTACCAGAAAAAGATTTTTACAGATTTCGTGAAGAGATCTTGTTTGCGCTACAATCAAACCACCCATTTACGTTTGATGCTGCCGCTAAAGTTTACGCTATTAATCGCAGCAGCTTTTCAGGCGCAACATTCTCAGGTGGTTTTTCAGAGAGAGCTAGCTATGCTAGATTTACTGATAGTCAGATTGAATATGTCAGAAACTTTAAGGTTGACAATTTTACCGTCAAGCGCGCAGATTTCAAAGACTCAATTAAAAAACACAAAGATTGCCATCTATACCTAGATCCTCCTTATTTCTTAGATACTGCGAGAGCAAAGTTGTACGGTGTTGAGGGCGATATGCACTCATTCTTTCCGCACATGGCCTTGTATTCTATTCTTAGAAAAAGAGATAATTGGATCTTATCATACAATGACTGTGATGAGGTTAGAGAGCTATATCGAGATTACCAGATCCACGATGCAGAGTGGACCTATGGCATGAATAGAAGCAAAAAATCATCTGAAATAGTGATAACAAATTTAAAATAGCGCTTTCTTTTTTGTGAGCAGATAATTTATTATTTTATACCCTAATATGTGTTCTATATACTTTACGAATATGGGAGCGTTATCGTGTTTATGACTTATAAATTTCAGATGAATCACTGGATGGAGCCACTAACAACCACCGCATCACGATGGGTGGCAGGCACACAAGTGCAGTACATCGGATACGCCGCAAATAGCGATCTTACATCTTGGACGTGGTATGATCGCATCGACGACGGGTCACCCGATGCCCTTGACATCGCGTATGGTAAAGATAGTAGTGGAAATGGCATCTATGTTGTTTCGAACGACTCCTCAAGCAAAGAATTATCCGTCAGCAGCACCGACGTAACAGACGGAAATGCATGGACACATAAAGATTTAAGCGGCACCGGAAACGATCAATTTGTTGTGGCATGGGCAAACGATTCCAGCAACTCAACCGCTGGAACATGGATGGCAGTGGGGCAAAACGGCGGAGTTTTTCGCAGCACGGATGGCGCATCCACTTGGTCAGAGATTGATATGTCCGGTATCACCGGTCACGATACCACAAAAATCACAGCCTTGGCTGGGGATGGTTCTGGAAACTGGATTATATGCCAAGAGGATAGAATTTATAGTAGCACCAATAATGGGTCTTCTTTTAGTTTAGTTCACACTCTTTCGGGTGAAAACATTACAAAAATCTCTGGCGCAGCCTACACAAACAGTTCGTGGGTAATCTCATATGAAAGATCAACCGCGAGTAGCAAAACACACCTCAGATCCTGCGCTGCGTCGGATCTGACCACTTGGAGCAGCGAGGGGGGTGGAGGCTCTTTACAAAATTATGGTAGCGGCAACCTAAGCAGAACAACAATCGTGGCCTACGAAGGGAGAATTCTTGTAGTACCCCACAATAGACAAACAATAGGATACGCTGATGTTGACGGAACCACGATTAGTGGCTTCAACACAGTAAGCTTAAGTGCCTCCGGTAAGAACCTCAGAGATGCAGCCACAGATGGTACCAAGTGGTTAATTTGCGCGCAAGACGGCTATATTTTTGAAAGTACAGACAGCGCTGAAAGTTGGTCTGTTGCGGCTACAGGTATCAGAAACAGTACAGATGATATTCAGTGTATCACGGCTGATGTTTACTTACCACAATAAATTATATTTTACAAAAACTGCTTGACAAGAGACCCCCGCGGTGTTATTATTAGTATAACAAAAAGGAGGGCAAATGGCAAAAGCCAAAGCCGGTCGTGTTTCCATGCACGATCTTATGAAACTAGTGAATAAAAAAGCTGGACGTGAGGTGGCACACGATCTTACCACCGACAATCCCACATCTGTTAAAGAGTGGATCCCAACAGGCTCACGATGGCTTGATTCTATTATTTGCAAGGGTCAATTAGCCGGCATTCCTGTTGGTAAAATTACCGAGATTGCTGGTCTCCAGTCAACAGGTAAATCATATATGGCAGCACAGGTTGCTGCCAACGCACAAAAGCAGGGAAAGCTGGTAGTCTATTTTGATTCCGAATCTGCTATTGACCCGGACTTTTTAAGTCGTGCTGGTTGCGATTTGGAAAACTTAATGTATATCCAAGCATCGTCGGTTGAATTTGTGCTGGAAACGATTGAAGAGTTGCTGGGTGCTGCTGAAGATCAGCTAGTGTTCATTTGGGATTCTTTGGCGTTTACGCCATCTATTTCTGATGTTGAGGGAGATTTCAATCCACAATCGTCTGTGGCCACCAAAGCCCGTATCTTGGCGAAAGGCATGTCTAAGTTGGTTATTCCAATTGCAGATCAAAAAGCAACTTTCATTGTGCTCAATCAATTGAAGACCAATATCCCACAGGGTCCAATGGCTCGACAGATCGCGATGACTACGCCATATATTACGCCCGGTGGTAAAGCTATGCACTATTCGTATTCGCTACGCATCTGGCTCACCGGTCGGAAATCTAAAGCTGCAGCAGTCACAGATGAAAAAGGTTTTAAGATCGGCTCAGAGGTTAAGGTGAAACTTGAAAAGTCTCGCTTTGGCACTGAAGGCAGAAACTGCACTTTCAGAATTCTGTGGGGTACTCAAGAGATTGGTATCCAAGATGAAGAATCATGGTTTGATGCTATTAAGGGTTCTAAACAAATGGTTTCCGCCGGCTCTTGGTATACTATGACTGTTGGGGATTATTCAAAGAAATTCCAACCTTCTAAGTGGACAGAGTTAGTAAAGACCGACGAAGAATTTAAGACTAAGGTTTTGGAGCTTATGGAAACAGAAGTAATTCAAAAGTTTGATAATCGTCAAGGAAATGCCGCAGATTATTACGACAATGAGTAATTAACACTTGACACCACCACCAGAAGTGGTTATAATACATATAGACAAGAGGGGTTTTATGTCTAACAATCTAGGTTACGCCTGTATCAATATGGGTTTCTCGTCGCTGCCAAAGTCGCAGCGCATCACAACTAATCGCACAATGATTAAACGCACATTTCATGATCGTGGCATCAGCTACGCTTCTGAACTAGCTTTGCAAAATCTACGTGATTTACACACTATTCTTGAGTGGAATCTTGAGCATGATATTTACTTTTATCGGCTTTCTTCCGATATTATTCCGTGGGCGTCCGAGTATGACCTCACAGATATGCCTAATTTCGGCGCTATACACGCCGCGGCACTCAAGGCGGGCAACTTTGCTCGCAAGCACGGAATGCGCCTTACATCGCATCCTGGCCCGTTTAACAAACTAGCATCGCCCAAGGAGCGAGTGTTTGAGTTAACGAAGACTGATTTATCTGTGCATGGTGATCTATTTGATCTTATCGGTCTGCCTCGCACGCCGTATGCCAAGCTTAACATTCATGTCGGTGCTGCCTACGGTGACAAGCCGTTTGCTCTCGACAATTTTTGTCGCAACTTTGAGCGTTTACCTGATAATGTTCGTTCCCGTTTGACCGTGGAAAATGACGACAAAACATCACTATATTCCACACTCGAATTGTACGAAGGTGTATACAAACGCATCGGTATTCCTATTGTGTTCGACTATCATCACCACATGCTCCATCCCGGCGGTCAGACTGAACAAGAAGCACTTGAACTGGCGCTGTCCACATGGGGTGATATCAAGCCTGTGGTTCATTACGCTGAATCACGTTCAATCGAGCACGGCAATCCTAAAATCAAGCCACAAGCACATTCTGACTTGGTATATAATACCTTAAATGATTATGGCAACGAGTTTGACATTATGATTGAGGCAAAACACAAAGAGCTAGCCTTGTTTCAGTACCGTGATACATTGTTGAGAGAACATGCAGCATGAAGATAGATCACATTGCGTTGGTTGTTGACGAGCCAACGCTAGCAGCCAAGTGGTACGAATTTAACTTTAATGCTGAATTGATTTACAGCGATGATTCTTGGGCCCTTGTGGAATTTGAAAACATAAAACTAGCTTTCGTCAAGAAAGGTACTCATCCATCACACTTTGCCTTTGAGGTTGACGATTTTCGTGATGATGAAGACAAGATAAAAATACACAGAGATGGCTCCCGCTCTGTTTACAAAAATGATCCATGGGGCAACATTTACGAGTTAATTAATTATGAATATGAAAAGTGAAAATAAAAGAGTGCTCATCATTGATGCACTAAACATGTACCTGCGGGCCTACATTGTAGATCCTAGTTTATCTAGACACGGACAGCCCATCGGGGGTCTCAAGGGATCTCTGAAAATTTTACAAAAGCTAGTGCGAACTACGAAGCCTGACAATGTGATTATCGCATGGGACGGACCAGACGGATCTCGCAAAAGAAAGACAATGGACAAGAACTATAAACAGGGACGTAAACCCATCCGTCTTAACAGAGCCTTCCACAACCTTACAGACGACGAAGAAGTACAGAATAAGGTTTGGCAACAGAGTCGCCTGATTGAGTATTTAAATGAAATGCCGATTATTCAAACTATGATTGATCAAGTGGAAGCCGACGACGTTATATCTTATGTATGCAACATGCCGCACTACAAAGATTGGCAGAAGATCATTGTATCCAATGACAAGGATTTTATGCAACTTTGTGAAGATCAAACCGTTCTGTGGCGCCCCACTAAAGACGAATTACTGAACACCAAAAGGATTATTGAACAGACAGGAGTGCACCCAACCAATATGGCATTGGCGAGGGCAATCATTGGCGATGCTTCCGATAATTTACCGGGAGTTAAAGGTGTGGGCTTTGGTACCGTTGCCAAGAGATTAAGTTTTTTGAGCGAAGAAGAAACTTACACTGTCGATGATGTTATTGAACACTGTGAAGAAATGCTCGAAGAAAGCAAACTAAAAGTTTTTAACAATATTGTTGAGAGCAGAGAGCTAATTGAACATAATTATAAGATGATGCAATTGTACGCTCCGCAGATGTCTATTCAATCCAAAACTTTTGTTAAAGAATCTATAGAAAATTTTGAATTTACTTTTAACAAAACCGGTATCTTAAAGATGATGATTGACGATGGATTTGGTGAATTAAATTGGGAAGATCTGAAGACTTCCTTAAACAAGATCATTAGTGATCGTGTTGACGCGGCCTGATAACTAAGCCGTTTTTGCCTTGACTTTAGGCGATTGAATGTTATACTTATAAACACAGCCATAAAGGGGCAAAATGCTATCAGAAAAAGTAGACTTCGGAAGGTATGGTAAAGCCTTTCAAGAAGGGTTGGTTCAATTGATATTCGAGGACCGACCCTTCGCCGATCAAATAACCGAAGTCCTTGATGTTAACTTCTTAGAACTTGAATATTTGAGAATATTTGTTACAAAAATTTTACGTCATCGCACAAAATATGGGAAGCACCCATCTGCAGATGCGCTGATCACTATTCT